GAAAATATATTCGTAAATTTAATAAAAACATCAAATACTTGGCCTTCAATTGCTTCAAAAGACGTTCTTTTTGAAGGTGGTAGTTTTGTCGGCGGGCTTCATTGTAGTTCCGGTGATCCAGAAGAAGAGTGGGTGTGGCAACCAGCAACTAATATTATTGAAAAAGGTGGAAGAAGAAAAACAAGAAAAACGAGAAAAACAAGAAAAACGAGAAAAACAAGAAAAACCCGAAAAACAAGAAAATCAAGAAAAACAAGAAAATCAAAAAGACATAATGTAAAAAGTAATTGACACCTTAAACAATACGCTTTATCGCGAATTACATATTTAAGATGATATAAAGACATTATACAAATAAATTATAATGTCTTCAAGACGTAGTAAGAAAATAAAAAGGGTTTTAAAAAATATTATTGATATTGATATTGATAATAATAATAGATTTAAAGAATTTGAAAGAAATAACAACGAAAACATTGATGAAAATTTTGACAAAAAAGGCGAACTTCAAAAAATTCAATGTAATTCTGACGTATTTTTAGATAAAGTTAAAGTTATACTATCATATACATATAAGTTTTTTAAATTTATATTTAGTGTTACAGGCGTATATTTATTATGGATTTTTTTACACTATTTTGCGTCTCATTTATACGTTAAATTGTGTGTTCCAAATACAGTTATCGGTTTTCTAATGTCGCCATTTATGACAGCAACTCCTCACTGTCAAGGTCTTAGATGGGTTGTTTATAATGCGGCAAATATGATTAACAATATGTGGATTATATGTGGCTCATTTATATGTAGCACCATATTGAAAATCACACCACAAACAACAACCCGTACATCATCATAAACATACAACAACGTAAATATATATTATTTAAAACAATTTAAAAATAAAACTATAATTATAGTATTATACAATGAACTCATATAAGCGATTCGGAAATAGATGGACTGTGAATGAAGTACTATCACTTCAAAGAGAGTATGAACTTTTGGGATGGACGATCCAAGAGATTGCTGATAAGCATGAAAGAAGTGTTAAAGCTATTTTGTTTAAGCTTGAAACAGAAGGATTTATTGATTCATGGAAGGACGCTAGAGGTTTTGATATGGAATCATATACTGCTTCATTTGAAACAAATAGAAATGATACTAATGAAGATTGTGATGATACTGATGAAGAGCTTTCTTCTAGAGTTTGGTGTTTAGAGGTTGCTGTAAATGATATTAAGGATATGATTCAACAGTTGATTAACACTTCGAGTTCCAGTTCGACTTTATCAACTGAAAAAAAATTTAATACACGAAGAACTCAAGTGGTTGAACAACATTAAACTTTAATTTAGAGACTGACAATAAACTATTATTGACTCAAAATAATTATTTTTATAGTATAATTTATTAAAATACTTATTTTTATATTTTCAAGGGTGTAAATCACACTGGTTAAAAGAGAATGATACCAAAATAGTTATGATTTATATATTTTATTACATATTTTATAATTTAAAACACCCATACGCGTTGTTCAAAAAATATAATATTATTTTATTTATATAATGAGCACTAATAGAAATACAAGTAATTTTGATTTAGATATAAACAATTATACGATTAATGATTTGAAAACTTTTTTTAAATTACAAGATAATTACAATTTAAAGGAACTAACAGATGCGTACAATCAGTTAAGCACAAACATATCACAAAGCGACCAAAATATCACGCAAAAAAAAAATATAATTATGTTTATGGAAAAAACAAAAAATATACTAGAATATAAATTTAATAAAATATATGTCAATAAATTAGAAAACGCTAATACAAACGAAAATGCAAATACAAACGAAAACGCAAATACAAAAGAAAATGAAGATACACTAGAACCAGTATCATATTCGAATATGTTACAATCACGCAATACAAATCCACGTGAAAAGATATTGTTGCCGCTTTCGAATCATCAACCTTTACAAACAGAGTCTATAAAACCAAATAATATATCAGGGTATGGAATAACAGAAAATGTTGTTTCTTATGTGTTTAACACTCAATTAAGAGATAATTATTTTAATTCAACACCATCCAATTGTAAATTTAGTTTACCGAGTACTATTGATAATGTGTTGTCAGTAGAACTAACTGCTTTACAAATTCCAAATGTAATGTTAGCTTTTTCGTCAATTCGTGGAACAGATAAGATATACATAGAAGAAGATAACACAAATAATAAAGGGATGGTAATTATTCCATCTGGTAATTATTCCGCAAGTGAGTTTGAACCAATATTAACTAATGCGATAAATCAAACGATAACAGGTGGAGTACCAAGATTTTCGGTAACTATAAATCCATATACAAATAAAACAACTATTATGAATTCTACAAATACATTTAGTATGAGTATTGTTACAAAAAGTGATTTTACTGGTTGTTCCAATACAGAACATAGACAATTAGGAATTCCAGATAGAGAACAAGCAGATCCAAAAAATCCTGGTATACCTCCGTCAGCGTTGTTTAATTCGATGGGATATAATATAGGATATAGAAACCTCGCATATTTAGGGAAAAAGGAATATACTAGCGAGAGTAATTATAACACTATATTTACAAGTTATATATATTTTGTATTTAATGATTATAATAATTATCAACAAAATAGTACAGTCGGAGTATTACCAAATTACCAGATAAAAAGCAACGTATTAGGAGTAATTCCATTATCAGCTCCTGTTTTTACTGTACAGTTTAACAATACGTCTGATTTTATTAATAGGATAAGAAAATATTATTCTCCAATATCATTATCAAAATTTTCGATACAGATATTAAATCAATATGGAGAAATATTAGACCTTAGTTTAAATGACTTTGCTTTTTGTCTTGAAATTACTAGTCTTTATAATATTTCAAATACTGACTAAAATTTGCGTAAAAACCTTATATAAAACAAAACCTATTATTTTTTAATAAAATATTTATCAAGACTTTGAACTCCTCCCTTTTCATTATTCGTTTCTCTCAAATAGTCATCAAATAATAATACTTTAATTTCTTTACATCGCATTGTTTCTAATTTTTCTTCAAATTTTTCTGAATCATTTACATATTCCTTTCTCAAAGATTCTACATCTTTTTTAAATTGTCTAATTTTTGGTAATTTTTTATTCATTGTCCAAATTTTTTCCAAGACTAAGGCAAATACTTGTTGAACTGGTTTCATGATTTGGTTTGTAATATAGAACGAATAATCAATTTTCAAATTGTTTTCAGTTATAAATGATGGTGTTTCAATTTTTTCACCTTGTAATGCCTTCTTGTCTTTATTTGTAATATAAGCAAATGGTATTCTATCTCCTGGTCCAGGTTTATTTCCAGGATCTCTTGCGGTAATTCTATCAGCTAATACTTTGTGGGCAATTGACTGTGGATTTTTATAACCAGAGCGCAAGGATTTTGTTATAATTAACTTTTCCATTGGATATTTTTCTTCGACAATATTTTGTAAACATCCTCGTAAGAAATCAATTGCTTCTTGGATATTTTGTTTTTTCATTAAGATATCAATAATACCTCCATAAATATCTTTAACAATTGGAGCATTATCTCTACGCTTTAATACAATACCCATTTCATTTCTTTTACATTTTTCTGGATCTGATTCATATTTCATGCCTACATATCTTTTCTTTGATAGTAAACAGAATGGCATAAATGTTTTTTCATATTCAAAATCGTGTGGTGATTTTAAGAATTTTGCGGATACATCTCCAACTTGCTGTGCTAATTCAATTGTAATTTCAAGTGCTTTTTTACCGCGAATAGGAGTTCCGTCTAAGTCTTCAAGATTGAATGTATAAAATACAGAATCAGTATCACCATAAATGTATTCAGCACGTGTTCTAACTTTTCCGTGATTTTTAGTATCGCAAATATTATTTCCATAGCATTCTTCAACAATCCGCTTTCCATATGTAAGCAATTTGCGTCCAGTAGCAGTTGTACAAGCCGCAATATCTTTTTCATAAAATGTACTAGTTTTAGCACCACATTGTCCATAAAGAGAGTTAGCAGTTACTTTATAACCAAGCTGTCGCTGATCCAAAACATTTTTCATAAATTCATCAGTTTGTTGAGGAATTAACTTTCTAGTATCTTTTCTTGCTTTTAATAATTCTTTTAAAATAGCAGGCATAATACCTTCACTTTCACCTTCAATCGGCTGAGCAAATCTACATAATTTATATCCGTTTAAAACCTTTTCCGCAGCCGCCTTTGGATGTTTTCTTCTATAAACATAAGTGTCATATTTAACATCAACATATGAGTAGTTAGATAAATTATCATAAATAAAACTGCCTTGTTCATTCTTTTCACCCCATTCTTCAATCAGATTACCTGCTAAATCATACTCTAGCGTCCAGACCTTACTATCGTGTGATAAATTTTCACTAATCATTGAACTTGGATATAAAGAAGCATAATCATTACAAGCTACAGGATTATCAAGATATAAATCGCATTTGGGTTCCAATACAATAGCACCCTCATAACCTTCATCTAAACCACCCTTTTCAATAACCGGCATTAATGTTCTTTTTTCTCTACATTTTTTAGCAACATAACTTGTAAGTTTAATTCCTTGTCCGCGCATAACCAAGAAATTAATCGGAACACTACAAATCTTTGCCATCTCAATAAAACCAGTAAGAATATCTGACTTATTAAATAAGTAGTGAACTAAATTACAATCCTGAATACAATATTTGGCAATTACTGACCTGTCATCCGCAGTTCCATTTGTCATTCTGAAAATATCCTTAGGTGTAACATCATCCTTAGCTAAACACCATCGAACTTTTTTAGATATTAGATCAGGATTTACAATACCATTTATAATAAACTTTCCTTTTTCTTTATCAATTTCAGTTACTATAAACTTTGCGCCATCTGCGTAATAATCAACTGAATGTCCTATTTCTTCAAAATGAATATAACTCCCTACTAAAAGACCTGTCATATTTGAAGTTTTTATTACAGTTTGATCTGATTTATTATCTAATTCTTTCACAAAATCTCCAATAAAATTACCGGCGACATAATCCAATTTATATGAAATTAGGTTTGCTTCACGACGATAAAAGTTATATAAATCAACTTGAAGACGACCATTCATTTTAATAAATTGGAAATCGTGTTGTCCGCTTGCGATTTGAAGAGTGCTTTCTTCGATTTTATATTTTCCGGTATCCTTATCTTTTGTAGCACAAATTTCATCTTTATTACGAGATAATTTCAAGAAATCTTCAACACAATTATTTTCTTCTGCTCGTTTAAACATGAAGTTGTAATCAAAACCAAATATATTATAACCAATAATAATATCAGGATTTTCACGCTGAACTAACTGTTGCCAAGCTAACAATACATCTTTTTCTGTACTATAAGTTTCAACAACTGAATTATTAATTGGGATTGAAGAACACGTATTTAATACAATACAGTGGTTAAAATGTGGGTCTGTATTCCCATAATTCATGAATGTTGAACCAATAAAAGTACATTTATCTCCTTCTAATTTTGGAAACTTTGCATTTAATGAAACATTTAATTCATTTAATTTTCCTTCTCTTTCAAATTTCTTATCACAAATAATATCAACAATTGTTGCTTTTTTATCATTATATGATTTTATAAATTTATTATCAAAATTGTCTTCTTCTTCATCATTTCCCATTTTCTCAAACATATTTTCGATATTATTTGCGTCTGAATAATTATCGTCAGTTGTT